ATCCCTCTATATAAGTATCATGAATATTAAAGACAATTTATTCCAACCAAAAATCAATAAAGAATTAGATACTATTCAACAAAAATTAGATGATAATCGAGAAATATTAAATAAAATAGCAGAATAAATTACAAACATAGGGGATAAGAAGGGTGCGGTATGTAGTGTAGCATTTAATGAGCGAGATGGTCATCATTTATATACAACAAAAAAGAGATGGCAAAGTATAAATAATATTGTAACCAAAGAAGATAGTAAAATTGAAGTGAACAAAAAAAATATTATAGTACAATTTACAAAATTTGTTGGAAAAGATAATTCAGCGACGGGTACAAAAATATTTTCGGAAGAATTAAAGAAGATATCGGATGAGTTAATTTCGTATGAGAATAAATTATCTGAAAAAATGCAAGATGAATATGTGAAATTTAGTATTGAATTTACAAACAAATACAAAAATGAATTGAGTGAAATTATAAACTGGGTATCGTATATTGATTTTTTATATAGTGGATCACAATGTATGAAAAAGTATTTATATACCATACCGACAATAGTAGAAGATAGTAAATCATGGTTAGAAGCAAATAAGATAAGACATCCAATTGTTGAAAGAATATCTACAAATTATATTCCATTTGATATACAATTGGGAAAAGAATTTACAGGTATTACTTTATTTGGTTTGAATTCAGCAGGTAAATCTACCTTACAGAAAAGTGTGGGATTGAATATTATATTAGCTCAAATAGGGTATCCCGTCGCTTGCGATACATTCAGGTATTCACCATACCACTCATTATTTACAAGAATATCAGGGAATGATAATTTGTTTAAAGGTTTATCATCGTTTAGTGTAGAAATGTTAGAAATACGTAATATATTAAAAAGAACCAATAACAGATCATTGATTATTGCTGATGAGGTATGTAGAGGGACAGAATATGAATCCGGTTTAATTATTGTATTAACGATGATTAAGATATTATCAGAAAAACAATCGAATTTTATAACAGCGTCACATTTGCACCAGATAGTAAATTCAGATATATATAAACAATTAAAGAATGTAAAATCATATCATATCCATATATCATATGATGAAGAAACAAATATAATTAAATATGATAGAATATTACGAGAAGGATCGGGAGATAATTTTTATGGATTATTAGTAGCCAAGAATTTGATAGATGATCGAGAATTTGTGCAGTTATCGACAGATATTAAAATCGAAATATTAGATATTAAGAAAGAAACAAGTAGGTACAATACAAAGATACTTAAATCTCAATGTCAGATATGTAAATTAAGTATTACTACTAATTCGAATAGTACTTCTTTAGAGACACATCATATTGTATTTCAAAAAGATGCAGATGAAAATGGGATTATTAATAGTAATGGTATAAAACACAAAAATAATCCTAGTAATTTAATGGTGGTTTGTCAAAAATGTCATGATGACATTGATAGAGGTAATATAGTGGTAACACGAAAAATAGAAACAAGTAAAGGTGAAGAATTGGATATTACATTCGTAGAAGATACGAAATTAGAAAGTATACCTAAATCCGAAGAATCTGATGTAGATGAAATAGAACAAAAAGTTATTAATTTGAGTAATAAGAAACTAAATCAAAAATTAATAAAAGAGAGATTATCCAAAGAGAATATTAATATTAGTGTGGCAAAAATTAGTAAGATACTAAAAAATAAAATTAATATTAAATAAATATATGAGTGATCAAGAATTAATAAATGCATCTCGTAATGGAAATATTGAAGAAGTAAATACATTAATAGAAGTACATAAATTAGTAGAAGCAAGTCTATATATACACGCAGATAATGATTGTGCATTGAGAGTAGCATGTGAGCATGGTTATATAGAAATAGTAAATAAATTAATAGAAGCAGGTGCAGATATACATGCATGTAATGATTATGCATTACGAGCAGCATCTAAGAATGGTCATACAGCAGTAGTAGATAGATTATTAAAAGCAGGTGCAGATGTGCATGTATATAATAATATATCAGTACGATTTGCATCTATGAATGGTCATATAGAAATAGTTAATAAATTAATAGAAGCAGGTGCATATGTACACTCAGATAATGATGAAGCATTTAGATTTGCATCTATGAATGGTCATATAGCAGTAGTAAATAGATTATTAGAAGAAGGTGTAAATAATAGAAATATTAATGAGGAAGCATTAGAACTTGCAATTAAAAATGGTCATACATTAGTAATAAATAAATTAACTGAAGTTGTTAAAAATAATACAATATGTGAACCTGATCCTATGCCAGAAACAGTAGATGCATTAGTTGCATTAGCAAAACGACTAGAATGTCCTGTATGTATGGCAAATATTGTAAATATAACAATAAATCCATGTGGACATTTAATATGTTCTAGATGTTTAAATTTATTAGCACTACCTAAACAATGTCCTAAATGTATAAAATATATAAAAAATTCTACAAATATGTTTTTTGGTTACTAAAAAAATTTAATGCCAAAAATGATCTAAAGCGGCAATTAATTGTGCACGGTGTGTGCAATCACTAATATGCTTAATATTTATTGGAACTGGTGTTATAAGTTCCGAAAGCATTGTTAGTGTAGATCGAGTTTTTGTAAAACGATTGGAATAAACATTTGTTATAAAATTTTTATTCATTACTAAAAATGGGTGATCATCCCATTTTCCAATTCTAAAAGGTCTATCAACGGTAATAGTCAAATCAATATATGATTCATAAATTATCATAACAATATTCATATTTATGGGAACATACTCATTCCTATCGGTAATACCATTCACAACGATATTTGTGTCTTGATCAATATTCATTTGAAGGTACATCTATTAATAATTATAATAAATCATGTAGAGTAGAAAATATTCAATTTTTTTTATGGGAAGCCTGAGTAGCTAAATAATCAGCTTTCATATTACCATACCACATTTTCCATTCTAAGGAACTTTTATCAGAAGGTTCATTAGTATGAGAATTGGTGTGTTTAAAAATAGGTCGTATTTTTTTATATTTTTCACGTATTTGTACAAATAAATCTTTGTTAAGTACTGGCTTACCAGTGCTACTAATCCAATTGTTTTTCTCCCAATTAGGTATCCAATCTATACATGCTTGATACAAATATTTACTATCTGTTACTATATATATTTTTCTAGATAAATTAGTCTCTTTTTCGAGTATAGTAAGAGCTTCTAAACACCCCATTAATTCAGCTGTATTATTCGTAATCTTATGGTGTTCTAAATACTTGCTTACGTTACGAGGGTCATCATCCCCAAAAAATACACCATATCCACCTGCCTTATTGGATTTAGATTGATTATTAAGGCAGGATCCATCAATAAAGACATATAAGGCATCTTGGGCAATAGGCGCAATAGGGGCAATATCGGACATGTTATAAAAATTGAAAAAAAATATATATACTGACTTCATTAAACATAGTAATAAACTCACGCAAATAACTATTCAACTTTAGTCCAAAATGCCATGTGATCCTTGGTATGAAAATAATCCGAACGATGCGGATGAACGTACACAAAATAGTCGTCTACAGAAAAAGACACCATATAACTCAAACAACAATACTAAATTTAAACATACATATAATACATCACTGAATAATATAAATAAATTATCCACGAATACCGAACGTAAATCTTATGTTCCTAATAGGAATACGAGAGTGTTAGATTTTGTTAATTAGACCAAAGCTAGTCTGTCACCACTTCAATGCATCCCTGAAAAATTGTAATATTTCAGGATGCCACTTAGTTGAATTAATTATTGGTTTAGTATAGTCGCACGAATAAAGTAATTTACCATTTTTATCAAAAGATGATCGTAGTTTTGATTTTTTTATTTGTTCTAATTCAGGATTATTAATCCATTGAATAATTTCATATAAATGTACTTGATCAGTTGTTAATTCATCTGTATGATGAGGATTAAACATTAATTCACCTTCTATTAATTCATAATACATAATTGCTATTGACCAATAATCAATTTGTTGATCATATGGAATTCCAAGAATAACTTTAGGTGCACGGTAATATCTAGTTTGTATACATGGAAAACGATTATCATCAATCATTTGTTGTAATGAATGTATTGTACCTAAATCAGCAATCTTAAAAGTACAATTTAATAATTCTTCTTCAGTATATTCTAGATATTTTAGATCATCATATATTTCTTCTATTTTTAATATTTTAGTTAATTCAGTTATTATTTGAAGTAATATTTTTTTCTTACCTCTTCTAAATTTAAGTTTATCCTTTTTTTTAGTAAGATCAAACTTTTTCTTAAATTCATTAATTTGTGACTCATATACATTTTTAAAATTAATTTTATTCATTTTATCTTTTATTACTTTTAGTCGTTTATCATTACCACATACTAATATATTTTCAGGTTTAATATCTGTATGTAATAAATCATGTGCATGTAAATAACTAATACCTTCACATACATTATCATGTAATTTTTTCATTACAGCTGGAGGAAATCCAGTTCTCTCCTCATCTTTAAATTGTTTTAAAAAATAATAGGCACTATCAATTGCTAATTCTAATACTAAACATAAATATTTTCTATTATCGCGAATAATATCAAACGAAGCTATCAATTTTATTAAGCAATCTGTAGGAAATACAGATACTGTTTCTAAACAATTTTTTTCAAGAACTCCTTCGCTATATGAATCGTGATTTTGAATTTTTAATGCATAAAAATCATTGGTACTTATTTGATATGTTAACCATACTGTAGAAAATGCACCAGAACCTAATTTGTATAAAATTAAATAATCATTATTAAATACTTCATGTTCAAAATCTTCTTCCTCACTAGAAGTAGATTGATCACTTGAATTACATTCAGATTCTGACGATGTTTCTTCATCAGAACTAGTTGTATATTTATTACTTGTTTTTTTATTCATACTAATATTTGGAATTATTAGTATGAATATAAACTCATTATTTATATTAATTCATTATTTATATTAATTCATTATTTATATTTATTTTTTATTGTATACAAGAATATAATTTTTGATATTGTCCAGTTGCAGGATCTTGTACAATTACATTTGTAGGAGAACATTTCATATCAATTAAATTATTATTATTATTATTATTATTATTAGTATTATTAGTATTATTAGTATTATTTTTATTTTTATTTTTATTTGGATCTATTAATTTAAGTTTTGGTTCTGTACTAGAATCTGTATCTTTAATATTTTTTATTTTTTGTGTATTAGTACTCATTTTGTTATATTATATGTATATATTTTATTGTTACTAACTATATATTTTTTTTACTTTTTTTCTTTAAATAGTTGGAGTATTAACAGAAATACAAGTACCATCTAAAGTATTATAGTAAGGTTTATCTTCCGGACATATATTTCTAGCTAAATATACCGGATATGATTTATCATATATAAATCCACCATATGGAAAATGATGCGCAGTATCCCATATATAATTACCAGTGTCACTATCTGTTATAATATGATTTAATTTTTCATATTCATCTCTGGATATATTACTTTCAGTACCATCTTCTTTCTTACTCATATGGTATTTATCATTTGTATCTCTATCTCTTGCTCGAGGTAATAATCTTCCAGTTAGTTTATCTTGGACATAACTTCCATATGGAAAATGTTCACTATTAATATAAAATACTAATAATATTAATAATATTGCTCCAATTATTATTCCAATTAAAATATTTTTATTCATATAATTAAACTATTTTATTTTTTTGTTAATATATACCATTCCTCTTTTCTTTCTTGATAATTTACGATTGGTTTATATGTAGTATCATATTTGGTATATGTTTTATGCCAATTAAATACATCTCTGTCTGGTATATCTTTTAATTCTGGTATATATTTTCGTATAAATTCTAATTTTGGATCCCATCGTTTAAAATTAGTCGGATCATATATTCTACCACTTTTTGTATTTGCTTTTCCATATCTATATCCAGGAATATCATATGGACCTAATGTATTATTCCAATTACCATAATTATTTGCATAACAGCAATCTATTAACATCTTTGAAAATTGAACTTGACCTCCCCATATTTTACCATATGGATTTTGATGTAATACTTTAATCGCAAAGTTAGACACATATAATCGTAATCTATTATGCATATAACCAGTTTGAATAAGTTGTCGGACACCGCAATCTATGATAGGAAATCCAGTATTACCTGACCATAATGCTTTTGCTTCTTTAATATTGTCTTTCCATTTTACATTATCAAAAAAATCATCACTAAAACTATATTTATTATAATTAAATCTGGATAAAATAAAAAAGAATTGTCGCCAGTACAATTGACGAATTAATGGGGTTAATTTAGCTTTTTTCATACTGTCATATACTTCTACTATAGATACACAACCAAATTTCAAATAAGTGGATAAAAATGTTGTATTATAAACAAGAAAATCACGTTCATTTTCATAATCTTTAAATTTACCAAGATTATGTAATATT